ACAACATGGTAAGAGAAAGGCCAGAGCCATGCTGACCATCAAAGCAGATATGAGGCCCACGGAACAGCTCATCACAGACCTAGACAGATTCAGCGAGAAGGCCTATCCATATGCCGTAAGCGACTGGCTCAACACCATGGCAATCGACACACACCTTAACACAAAGCGCAACCTGCAGGCACACTTCACACTGCGCAACGCCTACACTATGGGATCACTCAGATACCAGCGAAACAGAGAGAGGAAAAGAGTCAAAAACATGGAGTCAGCAGCAGGCTCCATATCAACCTACATGGCAGAGCAAGAGGACGGTTTCTATCGCGATAATGCTCAAATCCCGACGGCAGATGCAGCAGGGCAAGAAGGCGGAAAACGCACCAAAATAAAACTCTCAAAGAACAGGCTCAATCGTATCAAAGTGTCAGGCATGAGAAACCCATACTCGGGCAAGCAGGGCATTGTAGTGTCCATCAATCAGGCAGTGCAATCCAATCAGCGCATCATCTATCTGAGTCGCAAGAGGCACGGTATCAGAAAGGGATTGTATGCAGTCATCGGTGGAAAGAAAGTCAACAGGGGAAGCGTTGGTGCAAAGCTCCGAATGATTTATGACATGGAGCACAACAGGACACACACAGAGGGCTCGCACTGGTTAGAGAAAGCAACCCTACCCATCGAGCGAACACGCGATGACAGATACGTTGCAGCCCTCATCAAACAGATAGAGCTCCAGAGATTGTTTAAGGATAAGGGCAAAAGAAAATGATTATTTCTTCGGGGAAACCCTGCGCTAGCGCATCGCCTCACCTGTTCGACCAATCAACGGGTGGGTCATTTTAACCTGTTGTTTATTTTCACACTTCATCAAAAACAAAAGGTACTGTGGATACACCCACCCCGCATGCCGTTATCTATCGACAGGTGCTGTCCGGGCACTCTGTGGCAAAAAAAATACACCTTTACCGATATTGTTTGACATTTTGTCAAAGTGCTGTGACATTTTGTCACTCTATAGCGTATTTTGATATATGTTTGTTTTACATAAAAGCGTAAAAAGTAGCGCTATTGATTTTTCAGCTTGACACCTTTACAACGAGTAAAGCAGCTTTACAGTTTATCGAGTCGGTG